GCTAGAAGTTCCTCCCAGTGCGGTCTGAGGAATGAGTATATCTTGTTTACAAGCTTATATGATACCTTTCCACGCATTGTATTTCTCGTGGTCATCCTTTGTTCAACACTATGAAAACCAATGGTATTCAAGTATTTTAACAATTGATGAGATGCGACATGTCTTGGCAACCAGAATGATCCTGATCTTTCAATCAGTTCATTTAGGTTAAACCCTACTCCTTGCGGAATAGGCCTAGACATATTCTTTTCATAAGGAATATCCCGCTCACCAAGACCAAATTGCAAACCCTTCCCGGTTGGCCCCCAGTGGAAAAATCCACTAGGGTTACCGGTGTAGGACATCTTGTAATCTCGCCTATTAAGGCTTGATTCAAGATATTGCCATTGAAGTCTTGTTTTATGCTGTACTGATATACCCAGTGGGTTTGAATCAGTGAAGACTGAAAGACAGAAAAGCAATTGCTTCCTGTATTTCGCAGGGAACCACCTCACAAAAGAGGGGGAACTCATCTTCAGGAAATTCAAGGGATCTGCCCAGTAGTTTGGAATAAACTTAAGTTTACGATACCATCCGGAAGGATATATCATAAACCCAGCAAACTCGGCTACTGAGTCAGATACCACACACTTGGCTAAGGAGAAATCCATACCAAGGCCCTGGATAAACTGCATGTAACGCTCAGCTAATGTTTGATCAGAGATGACAATGTCATCCCCGAGTATAACAAAAGGAAGAGTATTCATGTTTAAGTCAGCACAGAGCTCAAGCAGTATATGATTATGAGTCATTGCAAACAACGGAAATGAGTAACCTAAACCTAATGGTTGACCGCAACGAAAGTTGACGAGTGAACCATCAGGAAAGTTCCACATTCCCGTAGCTAGGAATTCAATCAGATCTAGGTGATAATAATCACTGATCGATGTTGGTCCCCGGCGAAGCAGCATTTGGACTTGGAGCTGGAGAGGCATAGAATCTGTTGCCTTAGAGAGATCTAAGGAGTAACATCTCTTTCCTTCCCTTAACCAATCACGTACTGTTCTTGCTCCTTTCTCTTGGTTGTGGGTACAGTCTGTACCATATCCTTTGAGAGCATCAAGTAAACCCCTTTTCAAGGGTTCACTAAGAAACTTAATCAAAGGTAATGGAGAGGCAAAATACCTCAACTTTCCAGCTGGTTCCTTGGAAATGTGAATTGTACCAAGCACATCATGGGGAGAATCACAAAGATTCTCTTCCATAATGCTTTCCTCATCAAAAGTGAGGAGATGTTTGGTATAACCAAATATTTCTGGAGACCAGCCTTTTAGAGAATCTTCCCATTCTTGTAAACTAAGACCATGGTTCTTACACCAACTCCAGTAGGAGAGTGTTGGAATCCGTATTGGAGGAAAACTCCAGTATCGGTCTCTGTAAACAGGGGATTGGGAGAGGCTTTGACTTAAAGTCAGGCCAGGACGCATGATAGAATCCTTAATAACCATAAGGTCAACATCAGAGATCTTACCAACCCTAAAGTTGGTGAACAATGATGTAACCTTAGATAACCAGGATCTAGCAGTGTCAGGATCTTCCTCAACATCGTTGAGGAACTTCTTGATAATAAACTTAAAACCACCCTTGGGTTTGAAATCCTTGGGAGGCTTACCGTTAGTCATCATGTGGAATCGAAAAGCTTTCAACCTCTCAAGACACCAAGTGTCTCCAGAAGAAGAACGCCATTTCGAGATTTGGGCACAAATATCGCCTGAAACTCGAAAACTCATTCCCAGACCGACAAGGAAGGACTTAGTGAGGGTAGGAGAAAACTCCATTACTTTCATTCCTTTCGAAAATAAGTACCTACTAGTTTCCTAGTGGTCTCGCAAGAGAAGTCTTTTCAGACTAGAATGCCTTACGG